ATTTTTTGGGTTCAGTTCATACGAGTAGTCCTTTTTTCTTTCTATTAATGTATACTGATATAAAATTCATTAGCAGTTACATAGTATGTTTTACCTTTGCTATTGTGTACTTTATATTGTGGTGAACCATTAACAGTTACCTTCGCATCAATTGTAAATCCTAATCCTACATCTACAGAACCAGCCACATCTTTGTCCTGCCAAGATGGAGCATCATAGAAACGTAGATTATTAACTTTTGAAACAACACGCTTCCCTACAATAGAAGAATCCACTGTACTTTTCTTATTAAACTTCACATAAGATGGATCGTTCTTAATCCACTGATCTCCACCAAGATTTAACCAACCATCCTTTTCCGTCCACACAATATAAGATTCTGGTTTGTTTAGTTGGCGAATCTTAGAATAGCTGGTACCTGGTCCTTTACGTAAGTTAACGTTGTAACCATCAATATAGGCGATACCGTCTGTTACTGCTGTCGGTACTTCTGCTGGTTTAGATGGCTTGTCTGGTACAGAAACATCTACATTAGCATTATTATATGCGCGTTGCACATCTGCTCTGAATTGAGATTCTGAAACTCCATGAGACTTTAAGTAATCAATTGGATCTTCATGGTCTGTACCGCCAAGGTGATGAGTTACATCGCTATGTGTCCATAATCCTTTTTCTAAAGATATCTTGTTATCTTTCAAAATTTTCGCTAGAAGTTTTACATACTTTTCATAAGAACGCTTGAATTTTGCATAGTCCGCTGTTTCGCATAACTCTACATGTACAAAGCGTTTATTCGCAGCAGGTCCACCGCCATAAGCAATGTACTTTGTATCCGCAATTTGGATTATTTCGTTCCAATCGACTGCATAGTGAACAAATGCGTTTCTCCATGTACGAGACTCATATTTTTGAATATTAATAGCTGGAGCTTCTGGAGTGGCTGTAGAATGAGCTACAACACCCTCATATGCACCTACACCATAACGGTATGGTTGTTTCGGTAAATCAGGAATAATAAGCGTTCTATCAGCAAAAGCACTTGTTGCAATAGATAAAACTAAAATAACCGCAAAGACTACAGAAGAACTATGTTTTAATGTCTTTTTCACTTTTCATCAACATCCTTTTTCATAATTTTTGTGTGATCAAATAATCCGCTTGCCGACAGTCCAATGATGATTCCTTGAAATACATTTGTTTTTATATCTCCGCCCAAAAATAAAACGCCTAGCACAATGCCAAGCGTTACATTCAATAGCGGAACATATTTTGTTTGTAATCCAATTGTTTTTCCGATTTGCGAAAGACCTACTACAATGCCAATCATTACTGTAATTTCAAACATTACATACCACCTCCTTTCAAGAAGAAATTAAGGGCTGCCAAAACAATTCCGCCCACAATAAGTCGTAATATCCAAGTAGTATTGGCGCCGATTTTATCTAACTGTTTAGTGATATTAATAATGTCCTTTTCGTTACCTGTCGTTCGAATTTCTAAACTTTTAATTTCTAAGCGGATATCCTTTAAATCTTGCTTGATTTCTTGAACATCGCTTCTTACCTCTTGTAACCCTTCCACTTTGACCACCTCATTTCAAAATAAAAAGAGCAGCGAAATCGCTCCTCTTTGTTATAAAAACCGTATTTTATTTAAAATTAAAAACAGCTCATGGCTGCCCTACTTGTTTACATGTATTTAGTTAATACTGATCTGCAGATAATGCTCCTTCTATCATTCTATTTTTTACTTCTTCCACATGTTCAATTATCACTTCATCAGAAGCCCCTGGGCTCTTTCCAGTTAGCTTTACATAATCTTCGGCACAGATAAAACTTACTTTACCGAAAAGCTCAATCTCGTAAACTTTGCCACCTTTATTGCATAAGTCACATGCAGTAGCAATGCGAATACTCAGCGTACCATCAGGAAGCCCCAAAACCTCTACTTTTGTATCTTCTTTGATACCGCAAAATTCTAGCATATCGTTTGGAATGCTAACTGTGACCTGATTTTCATCTTTCTTCAAATCAACTACTCTACCTAAGAATGGTGACTGTTCATTAGGTGGCATTGGACGCATAAACTTATCTGGATTCATACTCATCTCCCTCTCTATGTTCTAGAAGTCATTTTTGTGAAATCAACATAATTCCATCTACCATCATGGAAATACCACCCTAAACCTAAGCTACCATTTGTATAATGAATAGAACCTGCATTAGCACCAAAGTATCCACCACATACGTTAATCCCATTACATTCAATTGATTGTGTCGTTGCAACAGGATCTTTTGATTCAATTCGGAATCTATTTTCATTGTTGTAAATGTGACCGATGTAACTTCTACGTTCTCCACCGCCACGGGGATAAAAACTGAGTCCCGCACGATCATCTCCAACGAGTGCCATCATTTCGCCATTGCTTATGATTTCAAGTGGCGCATTCATATAGTTCCATTTGTTCACATGATTGTGATAAATAACATTATCTTTTGTACCAAGTGCAATTGTAGAAAAAGGCAGTGTTCCGTTTACGAGTTGTCCATGTGTTGTATCCCAGTTATAAACGGAAGGAACGTCACCTTCCACCAACTGAACACCTGATACAGCAATTGCTTGCATATTATTTAAGAGCCCCTCGCCAAATAAATCAATATAAACATACCCATTTCCTTCTACATAGTTGCTCGGAACAGTGAAGGTTAAAGCGTATCTTACTATTTTCCCAGTTTGAATGCTTGGTGCATCGTAAGTTTTTGATGCTCGTCCAAGCTCCACGGGAGTGTCGCCGTTATATTTACCGAATACCGCTCTCATGATTGGCTTGTTTGTAATGTTTACACGATTATCATTGGTAGTTGCTCTGAAATGAGCCGACAATGTGTATTTCTTACCTGGTTTTACCCCTTCAAATAATGTAAATCGAATCCAGTTTCCTAAATCTATCCGCATCGGATTAACCATTGGCTCATAATTATTAACCACTGGTTTCTCAATATATGGACTAGACATAATTGTCCATGTAGGACTGTATTCGATCTTCAAAAAATTATTATTAACAGTAGTAAAAGAAATGTGTGAAAAGTCATGATCTGGAATGAGATTCGTTCTTGGTGTTACTGAAAATTTCTGTCCGCGCTCATCTTCAAAAAAGAAGTCAGCCATTTTTGCTGTAATACCATTTTTATCAATTGTTACTTTATCACCACTGATTTTAATGACATCAGCGTCAATTCCTTTTGCTGTTAGCCATTTAACTATTGTGTCGGCATTAATATTCAGTTTTTCGGCATCAATTGTAATCTTACCAGGTGACATATTGATAGAAGTCATGATGCCATCTTTTAAAATCTGTGCTAGAATCCCTTCATCTAACACTTCTAACCTAGATTCCGTTTTCTTTACATAGGCATTATACGTCTCATTTATAAACGTTTCTTGTTTTCCAGTAATAATTGAAACGCCTTTTTCAGTAGCGCTGATACTTCTTTCTAACTCTGTTACTTTTTTATCGTAATCCTTAGTGGCTACTTTATTAGCAATATCTTCAATCATTTTATCAGCATCAGTTTGATCTTTCGGATGTAACCAAAATTCTGTAGCGACTTTACCTCGCTGCAGCATAGGCATACAGAACCAAGCTCTACCATTTCTTTGTACGTATGGTCGAAACCTTACAAATCCAGTTCCTGCCGGAGCTTTAGCTGTACAAATAGCTCTGACCCAAGTGTTGTTAATGATTTGAACTCTTTCTCTAGCAGTTGAAATTCGGGTTGTTTTATTTGATTGCCAAAATTCCAACTCGATAAATACACCATTATCAATTGGAACTTTTCCATCAGTGTTAAAGTAAGCAGAAGTAACAATATCTTCATTAGGAGAACAATCTATAAATTGACTAAAAGCGCCCCACCATACATCCTGGGTTTGTCCTGTAGTGTTCATAGAAAACGAATTGTATCCTTTATACTTTAGGTTAGGATCTATAGAATGCCCAGTAGCCCACCCCCAGTATTTATTCCCTTGAGTGAAACCAGCGTCACGAATCTCATTAATAGATCCAAGACCGCCTACATAGTTCTCAACATCTTTCATTTTCAATGTCAGATCAAGTGCATCAGAATGTTGTTTGATTGTAGTTTGAGCATCAGATATCTGTTTCCCTTGTGCCGTTTGTGTTTCTAGCATCTTGCTAACGTTTTGAGAAATACCTTCAGCGTTTTTTTCTACTGCTGTTACACGCTTATCAAATCCACTTTGATTATTGTCTACTTTTGTTACTGTTTCTTTGATTCCAGTCACACTTTTTTCAATCTCGGTTGTTTTCTTGGTGAATTCATCGGTTGTTACTTGATCTTCTGAAGGAGTGCGATAACTTGTTGGTATATTCCCTTCCTCTAATTGCATGTTTCTAATCTTAATGTTGGTGATTTTTGTAGGAGTCCATCCACCACCTACACCGAGAGCTGAATTGTCGTAGAAATCTTGTGTGATATTGTCGGGCATTATAAATGTAGCTGATACCCTAACCCATTGACCCGCTATTGTTTTAGGAACACGCATAATTCGTTTTGCCACCACGTCATTGTCATTTGTTCCCGTAGCAGTAGTAACACCGAAATTGTTAATATCAATTGCGGTTGGAATAACTTCGTCAGCATAAATTTCGTAACTGATAGTATATGTTCTGCCCACAAGTAACGTGGCATTTTTAGAATTGTATAAAATACCTTTCCAACTACCACTAGCCCCAGCGGGAACTGTTATGTTCCACCATTTATTACTATCGTCATACGTTATGCTTATCCCCCCAGATACACCAAAGGATTTTTGTTTATAAAAGTTCTGACCACCAATTTTAATATCATCAAATTTCTTCTCAACACTCTCTAATTTTTCACTAGTCTTCCCAGCTTGCTCTTTAATTTCAGTTGTTGTTTTACTAAGGCTATTTGTTGTTTGCTGTACATCAGATATTGTCTTTTTTGTACCTTCCACCGTTTGTTCGACTGTATTTAATTTATTGCTGATATCAGTATCTTTTTTAGTTAGTGATTCAATAGATAATTTAAACCCATTAGAATCTTGCTCAAACTTTGTTACCTTCTTATCAATTTCACCCTGTTTATTTTGCACATCAGAAATGGTACGACTAACACCTTGTAAGCTTTCTTTCACCTCATTAAATTGCCCTGTTGCTTGTTTTTGCGCTTCTTGAACCTTTTGATTTAATTCGCTTTTTGTAGCCTCAATATCTTTGCTCACCTGTACCAATGTTTCTTTCTTAACGGATTCCACATCAGGAACAACAGGATCCCATTTGCCATCTTTCCACAATTTTAGAATACCAGGCTTACCTTTGCTGATATCTTGCCACAACGTTTTTCTATCCTTTAAGTTTGCTGTTGGTGGATCTACACCTTCAATAATATCAACAGTATTATTCTTCAAGTTTTCAGCCACTTGTTCAGCAATTTTCTTTGCTGCTGCCGACTCTTTTCGAATGACTTCTGTTTCTTTTACGTTTTCTTGAAGCTTTTTATCTAGCGTATCTAGTAATTCTTTAGATGCTTTATTTGATAAGCTACCCATGATTTGTGCGTATAACCTATCGATTAGACTCCGTGTATCTTTAATTTCACGATAATTACCAAAGATATATTTATCTTTCGATGGATCAGTGTCACATTCATCTGCTGCTATTAACCTAGCTTCTAAGAAAAGTGGTGGACTAAACCCTGTATCTTTTATTCGTACCGTATCTCCTTTACGAACCGATTCATGAGATAAACCAAACACTTTTTCAAGCGCTACTGCACTTACTTCATATGAAGTAGAACTATCAATTCGCTTCTTTAATTCTGCTTCGGTTAATTGTTTGAGTCGTCCCTTCGTCATATCTTTATCTTCTGTTTGCGGTGAATAAATATCAAATAAATGTTTTCCATCTTTCGACCAACGTTGTAACGCATCGTTATTTCCTACATAAAGTTTGCCATTGTTTATTTCTTCGAATGTGAGGAATTCACCAGTTTCACTATTTTGTGGACCAACACCTACAAGAGCGGTTACTACATCTTGACTATTCTCAATACGCCGGATGCCCTGTACATCTTTTCCTAACAAGAATTCTTTTCCGTTGTCACGTCCTACTTTTTTTATTAAATCTACATACCGACCGACAATAAAAGATCCCATTATTTCTGTTCTAAAACGAATCTCAAGTTCAAACGTAGATGCGATTTGTTTTAAGAGATCAAGTGGATTTGTAAAATCCTTAATATGAATGGTACGTATACCAACAAACTCAGTAATCCCACGTTTCCACTCTGTACCTTGTAAAGCAAAGTCCGTAGATTCATTGACCGTAGCAGCTTGTAAAGTTTGTGGTTTAATTACAGTCGCTTTCTTTAGCTTTGTATGTTCACCAAGTACGTAAATCTTTTTTGGACGACCTGTTGTATCTTGTTCTACTTCTGTAATTATGTATGAAACAAAAGTACCGTCACGAGTTTGTTTAACGACAAGGTTCTGTTGTATAAGTGATGCCGCTATCTTCGTACCATCAGCTGTTGTAAACTCAAATTTATCTTTGTTCTCTTTAAGCTCCCATTGGCGTAAATCATCCCAATAATCCTGTTCTTTGATAACACCTATGATTTGTTCTGTTTTAAAGTCCACAATGTGTAATAGATTATTTGTTTTACTCATCTGTAACGCTCCCTGTATGTGACATCTACCTGTCCAATGTTGTTTGGGGATATTTCGATTTCGTTCTTTCCTTTTTCAATACGTATATAGTCACTCATAAAATCCTTTATATTTATCGCATCTGCTCCATTAATCCGAATACTTGCATCCGATGAATCGATTTCTACAAGATCTCCTTTTTGAACAATATAAGGTATTTGACGTTCTGTATTGCTATTCACTTTTTGTACTTTAATATCATGCACAGCTGCAATTAATGATGGTGCGTCATTAAACGAACATATATGCACAACAATTTGAGCTACCTTTTTCATAAAGCTATTGCCCGTATCCCACCATTGTGCGAATTTTTCTGTATGGTAATTTCCTTTTTCATCGATTAAAGCAATATCACCTTGCCAATAATTTCCCACTCGTGCAATGTGTAGACGTCCATAAAAATCATTCCATGTTGTGCGATAATAACCAGTTTCCGCTATAATCAGATGATTGTAGTCACCGTTTCCCGCCATAACTTCACCAAAATTCTCACTAGAATTTCTATATGCATCAAACATACCTACTTTTCCTACAACAACGCTGTTCTCATCTAATAAATAAAGTTCTACACGTCCCATAGTTGCAGGGTTTAAGTTTCGACATTCAACTATTGCATCAAGTGTGAAATCTTGTAGCGGTCCACCTGTAATGCTTCTTTTCACTGCTGGTCCGTGCCAAAATTGCCCTTGACCGTAATCAGATGGCATGATGCGTGCACCATCCGCTATCATTTTTCCTGCTACGATGCCGTAATCTGAAACGAAATCTTTTCCCACTTCCGTCCAACCAACTAGAGAATTCGCTTTATCATGCATAACCAATTCATACCGACTTATTGGCGTTTCATCTATTTTAACTGGGTATCCTATACGAAAATGTTGATTTCCATTTTTATTTATAATATCGATGAATGTGGACGGATTTTCTACCTGTATCTTGAATTTCGGTTCTGAAAACACACTCCCCTCATTCAAAGCATCCATTTTAATAATATTATTTTGTTCTAGTTTTGCTTTTGCGTTTCGAATTGGTCCTAATTTGTAAGGCATTGGACAAATAAATGTAAGAGTTCCTATTCCAAGTGTTACAAATTCATCTGGATCAAAGCTATCATCCACAATTGCTAAATACGTTCTATTTGGTTCTACATCAAAAATAAGTTCTGTAGGTTGATCTGTTATTAGCCAACTTGCAATTTCCTCTTTCAACTTTTCTAAGTTAGATCCATCAGGTACTATAATTCCTACCGGAATAGATAAAACGCGCATTTCTGTTTGTGTGTTTAACAATCTCGCGCCTGGATATCCTGGAACGTTTAGAAAATTTCGTTTCAATGGTGCCCAAGTAGGTCTTTTCCATCCTTTCGCAATTTGAATAAAGTCTTTACGTATTTTGTTAAATGTAAAAGAACTCATGTTGACACCTCATTTCTTTATAAAATAAAGAAACCCAAACCTAAAAGGCTGAGTCTCTTTGTTTTTCTCTTTCTTGGTACTCGGTTGTATATCGATACGTACCACGCGCCACATCTCGCCCTTCTATAACAACAGGAACTTCAACAACCAAATCACCACCAAGCATCGGAATTGCTCCGTCACCAGATGATCCAAATGAGTTATTAAATACTTGATTTGATACAATGCTTGTCATAGCCTGTTTGCTATTTGACATATTTCCATACACACCACTCATGACAGTCTTTAATCCTGATAATTGACTCAAAGAGCTAGCCATCATACGGCTCATGTCACCCATTAATTGATTTATTTCTCCCGGCATAGCAAATTGTTCTCGTGGCATGGCTGCTACGATTCCAGCACCAATAGCTCCAAGTGTCTTTTTATTAAGCGGAAGCACCGCTTCGTCCCCCGCTTCTCCTGCTGCTTGATAACGTCCATTATTCATCCCAAAGATAGTCGGCTTAGTGAAGATACCACCTTTTGCACGCCAATCAATATTAATTCCTGATGGATAAGTAACATCTTTACCTAAAACGTTTTTTGTACTTGTTTGTAAACTAAAGTGTGGAAGAGGTGGCATTTCAGGCTTTGGAATTTTTAATTTTAAATCACTAAAGAATCCCTTAATCTTCCCAATAAATTCTTCTACCCTACCAACCGCATCTTTGATTGGATCAATGATGTTACGTTTAGCCGCATCGAATTTTTCTTGTGCTGCATTTTTTATAGCATCAAATTTTTCTTTCGCACTGTTATACATTTCACCGAATTTTTCTTTCGTAGAATTATAGGCTGAAATAACCGGATCAATAACATATTTATAAACTAACTGCCATGCTGTAAGTGTATAAGATTGGATTTTTGCCCAATTTCCTAATATCCAATTTGCTAAATCATTTAACTTTTCTTTTGTTGCATTCCACAATTCTTGCACTGGTTGGATAACATATTGTTTTACAAGATTCCACGCCGCTGATGTATATGATTTTATTGTCTCCCATTGTGAATTTAGCCATGAAACTAAATCACTGAACTTTTCTTTTACTAAGTTCCAAGTGTCTACGACTGGTTGAATGATATATTGCTTAAATAATCCCCAGGCTACTTGTGCCACAGCTTTTGCAATTTCCCATTGTGCACCAAGCCAAGTAACCATTTCACTGATTGTTGTACTCACCCAATTGTAAGCTTCTTGAATTGGTTGAATAATATATTGGCAGATTGCCGCCCACGCAATTTGTACTCCGGCTTGAATAAGTAGCCATCCAGCTTCTAAAACAGTAGAAACTGCTGAAATAATTGGATCTAAAACAGTAAGAATCGTGTTCCAAGTTTCTTGCCAAGCTTGTACGAGTGTTCCCCACAGTTCAGAAGCTGTTGTAACTAAAGAAGTCCACCAAAAGGAAGCTGTTTCAACAATTCCAGACCACAAACTACTAAAGAATTCGCCTATCGGATCAAAGAAACTATGCATCATTTCTGTGAATGAAGCCCAAGCTCCTGAGAAAAATTCGACAATAGAATTCCAGGTACTACTACATATCTCGCCTATTCCTGTCCATAAATCACTAAAAAATTGACCTATTGGATCAAAGAATGTATGCATTGTTTCTAAAAATGAATTCCAGGTTTCACTAGATGATTGAACGATACCGTCCCAGACTCCTACTAAATATTCCGTAATAGAATCCCAGGTATCTATAATCCATTGTTTAATATCATCAAAGTTTTTATAAATCGCAATACCTATGGCTGCTATAGCGGCTATGATAAGGGGAATAGCCGCAACAAATCCAGCCGCTGCAGCAGCTCCAATCCCAAAGATACTCATGACCGTTACAACTATAGGCGCAAGTGCCATAATCACACCGGAAATCACACCGATAACTACTCCGATAGTTGCTAATGTCGCTGCTAATTCTGGATTATTAGAAATCCATTCAGCAAATTTAGAAACAAGATCTGCTACCACAGATAAAACTGGTTCAAGTGCCATTTTTAAATCTTCCATGGCTTTTTGAAACTTAACAGCTGGACTGGCATCCATCTTTTTAATAGATTCATTCAATTTATCTTGATTCTTCTGGAAGTCTACTGTTTTTTCCGAAGCGTTTATTAAAGTGTTAGTTAAATTTTGCCCTTGGTCCTCAAACATAGTAGCTAGAACTTTAACTCCAACTTGATTTCTTTTTACTGGATCTTCTATCCCTTCAATTGCTTTAGCTACTTCTACCATAGCTTTCGAACCGTCACTTCCACCTTTAGCGACAGCTGCACCCCACTTTTCTATTTGTTCTGTGGCAATTCCAGAACCGTCTAGCGCTTCTTTTAAAGCTTTATCCGCACCTTGAGCAAACTCAGTTAATTGAATCCTACCTTCTTTCAATCCGTCTAAGAGATTATCAATATTCCAACTGCCTGTTTCAACGCCTGCTTCCATAATCGCTTGGACTTCTTCAGCTTTAAAACCTGCACGAGTCAGCTGACTTCCGTATTCGGCAATAATATCTAGTTGCTCTGGCGGAAATCCCATTTTTAACAACGCATCAACCATACCAAGGGCATTATCTTGAGTTATCCCTAATTCATTTCCTATTTCATATGTTTCTTGTATTAACTCTGTAAAATCTATACCTTCATAAGATGTTGCAATTACCGCTGCGCCTTTTACTATAGATGCGTTAGCTTCATCGCTAATATTTTTATTTAAAGCCCATTGCCTGCGCACACCCTCTAAAGATGCTTCGGCATCAACTCCATAAGTGGTGACACCTCTAATAGCTTCTTCTACTGACTTTTTGGAGGACTCAGGTACATCAAAAGTAATATCAATCTTTGTTTTTAACTTAGACATATCAAGTGCTTTTTCGATTGTCCCGGCAATTCCACCACCAGCTACCATTGCACCAAGTACGTTTTCTAAGCCAATATCTAATTCTTGAAATTCTCTTTCCGTCCTTTGGGCTTCTTGTTGTAAATCTCGTAATTCGTTCCGTACTTGTTGTATTGAATTACCAGCATCCACAGATCGTAGTGCTCGTTGTAATTTTTCAATATCCGCTTCAGTTCCTAATGCTTCACGACCAATAATCCCAATCGCTTGTTCTAATTGGCGACTTGTCGCTGTTCCGCTTTTAATTGCATTCACAAGACGATTTCCTAATGCTCCTGCAAAATCATCAACGCTTTTTCCTGTAGCTCTAAACAATGTTTCTAGTTGTCTTGTGGAACTTGCTACATTCTCTTGTTCAGCCTTCATGTTTCCTAGCTTATTTTTAAGACCATTAAGTGACCCTTCTGTAAATTCAATTTCACGCCTGAATGCACGATATTGTTCTTCAGAAATTTTACCGTTTTGAAATTGAGCTTGTACTTGTTGTTCCGCTGCTTTCAATTTATCTAGCTTTTGCGTTGTATTTTCAATCTGTTGTGTAAGTAATTTTTGTTTTTGTGCTAATGCTTCCACATTACCTGGATCAAACTTTAACAGGCGTTCAACATCTTTTAATTCTTTAGCCAAGGCATCACTTTGCTTATTTACATCTTTTAAAGCATTTTGTAACGGCCCGGTATTTCCGCCGATTTCTATCGTAATCCCTTTAATTCTTCCTGCCATTCTCTCACCTCATTTCTTAGAATGCATCGTAATCTTTTTGACTTGCTTTTCTAACTTTTTCTTTGTCTGGGTTCTCCATTTCAGCAAACTCCGCGATGTAATCAAAACAATCACCGATTGTCATGGTTTCTAAATCCCAATGCGTTAATTTTGCTTTATAACAAAGAGCAAGGAACAAATCAGTGGTTAATTCTTCATCACTGAATGTCCCTTGCTCTCCATTGTTTTCTTTTATTTTTTTTTTGCTCCCATAGTGACTTGAACTAGTTCCATTATTTCTGGCATGATGTCTTCAATTGGAAATTCTTCAAATTCATCCAGCCACGTCATAGGATCAGGAATGCTTGAATCAGCCGTTTTAGCGAATAACCAAGTCAAATCATAAACAAGCTCAAAATCCACTTTACTTAAATCAAGATTAGATGTATCAATAGGTTGTTGTGATCCATCTGACGAAGTTAATGTACTAATTGCTCCTAACCCCATCATATCTGCAAATAAATTACGTCTGAATTGTGCTTTATATCGTTTAACGGTTGCTGCTGTACTTTTTAATCTGACTCGTTTTCCGTCTATTGTGATTGTCTTTTCCATCTACTTACGCTCCTTTTGGTAATGCAGGTACTTTTGTATATACTTTCTTGTACCAAGTATCATAAATCGCTTGTTTTGATTTAGTAGTAGTTTTCGTTTTAACCATACGTTTTCCGTTAATATCAATAGGGCTTGATACAAATTTAAGTTCATTTGTGTTAGGCTCTGCTGAATTTGTTTTCGTTTTAGATGCAAGTGTCGGACGACTTGCTGAACAGTTAAACATAACGTGGCGCGTCGCTCGTACATCACCATCAAATTCAAATAATAGCGCAAATGATTTTCCTTTCGCATCAGCTAACTCATTTAACACGCCATCTTCCTCGTCTAATTCCTCACCTAATGCATCAACAGCAAATTGTTCGGGAATAGTCGCAATAGATAACGTTCCATCATAACCTTGGTTGTTACTCGCTGCATAGTAAAGCATGTCATCCGCGTAGAATTCAATTAAATCCCCTCGTGGATCAAACGTTAATTCAACTGCACCTGGTAATGGAATTGGGGTACTAAATGTAACGACACCATCTTTAATGTCAAACAGTGCATAATGGACATTTTTCAAACCAAAAGCTACTTTGTTTTCATTCATTTATATCGACCTCACTTCATATATTTTTTGATACATTTTTTCGGATTCAATAAAAGTCCCATACGATTCATAAGGAATCTCATAGTCGTCCAGAACTTTTTCAAGTTTTGCTTCTGCAACTAGATCTTTTCTAGTTGTGTACAGCTCAATATTTACATCATTTATCTTGTGATAGACTTTGTTATCAGCCATTAAATTTGCTGATCCATCCTCAAGAAAACAAATATATGGTGGATTTGGCACTGCATTAGTTGGCGTTGCTGTGAAATGCGAATAAGCCACAGGATAACCTGTAGCTTCAAGAATTTTTGTTAACTCACCTAATGTCATTGCCCGACCGCCCTTTCGATACGTCTTGGCAATTCGTCAATTACATACTCTTCAACTGGACGAATATGAACTTGTGCTGGGACTCGACCACCCCCGACTTTCGCATGTCCCTTTTCTAAAAGATGCGTTAATTGTCCTTGCGTATTATGGAGAACAACACCATTACCTTCTTTTTTCTTACGCCATCCTTTACGATAAGCACCTGTTTTTTTAGGGCTACCTTGCTTTAACTTACCAACAGCAATATCTCCCACTTCATCAATTTCATTTTCTAAGTTTTCTTCCACAACATGTTCATATCTTTGTAATTCTCTAGCAAGATCACTCGCAAAATCATTCATATCAAGTATGCTCCTTTGCGATAATAGTCAATGTTTGATACATTTCATTATCATTCATTGGAGGCTCAATAATATCAAAAATACGACCTTTCATATTGATTCGCATTAATTCTGTAATGCCTTTTGTATAAGGAATTACAAACCGATAAATCCGAGTAGCTTGTGAAGCTGAAGCTTCAATATACTCAGAACCTTTTACCGTTTTTATCATCGACCATGCTTTTTTAACTTCTTGCCAATTACCTGTTTCAACCTCTTGATTCAATTCATCTTTTATTACTTCAGGTTGTTCAATAATAATACGATTTCTAAAATCACCTGTATTTAGTGGCTTTTTATATTGAAAGGGACGCATATTAATCACCGCCCAATTTTATTTCTTCTAAAGCTTTTTGAATGCCAAAACTATTAATTTCAGTTAAAAAGTTTTCGGCAAAATACTCTAGTGCATCATTATAAACATAACGAGAACGTTCAAATACTAACTCTTTGAACGTCTCATCTTTGTTTATGTCATACGATCCACAGTCTGTTATTAAAGCCTTATTGGATGCAAAAAGGATACGTCTCAGGTTATCGTCTTCATCATCACCCAAGCGCATCCTATCTTTGAATTGCTGTAATATTTCATTTGAAATTACTGTATCCATTCACATCATCCTTGTGTCGGTGGCGTTACTTCTCCAAGTTTCAATGTATAAACTTGTGAAGTGTATTTATCCTTTGGTTTGCCTGTAGCATGTTGTTTGGCAATATAAAGTGTTGCATCTTCTAAAGCTAATGTTTCTTCATACTTCTTGATTGGCTCTGTTCCACCCATTGCTGCAATGTACTCCCCTTTAACAAAGAACACCACTTGTCCTTGAGGTACAAATACAGATTCTGTTGGGATTGGATTAAAAGGTAAGCTCGTTACATAGACACCTGCCGCATTTTGAATTGTAGCATTTGCTTGAATGTCAAAAGTATCGAATGGATTTGTTACCATAACTACTTTCCCAGCAATATTTTTAGGTCTATGTGCATCTGTTTTACCATCAGGATTTAATTTTTTAGCCAATAATTTAACTACGCCTTTTAATTCATTAATTGTTTTACGACCTGGTTCAAATGTTAAAGTTCCTGCTGGTTTTTTATCTGGATATACTCCATTCACTACACTTCCGCTAGGATCTTTTAATAAGCCAATAGGTTCTTCTTTACCTGTCCCTACTACAAAACCACGTTCTAAACCTACTGACATCGCTTCTGTAATCATAGTACGCACATATCGTTCCACCCATACTGGACCAAGCTTCAACATATCATTTGCTAATGGAATAAATGCTGTTAATTTCAGTTGAGTGATTGATTCTTTTCGGAATGTAGCATTTAATTGTCCTTTAATATCACCAAATAACGGTCCCCATACAGCTGCACCCTCTGGATCTCCATAAATAAATTCTGTCACGGCTCCTAAATTCTCTAAACCGATATGCTCTAGCAACGGATGACCTTGAACTAAATCATCAAAAATTCTCTCTTGTGTTGTTTTAGGTAAAGTTTCAGTAGATTTAAAACCACCCTCTTCAACAACGGCATTAAAGAACTTCATTTCTTCACTTGTTAGTACATTAGCACCGCGAGATTGCATAATAGAACGATCTACCATTGATTCATTCACTTGATTTAAAATATCTGCTCGTACATCTGTAGCAAGTGCTCCAATCATAGAATTTAATGCTGCTGTTTGTTCTTCTGGAGTTCCTTCCTGTGTCGCTTTTGCAAAAGCTAGTTTTTTCTCTTCGAAATTATTAAACTTAATAACCATATTCTATTTTCCCCCTAAATTTAAAAAGAGCGTACTCAAATTCTGTTTTGTATTAACAGGATTTTGAATAGGCTCTTTTGGATTTTGATTATTTGGTTGCTTTGTGTACTTTGCTACTAAATCTTCTTTGAAATTTTCTACTACTTCTACTTCTTCATCTTCTTGCGTATCATCAATTTCAATTTCATCAGCAATTTCATCAGCTAAACCAAGAGCAACCGCTTCCTCTGCTGTTAGCCAAGTTTCATCTTTTAAAAGTTGTTTTAATTCTTCATCTGTTCCAACAAAACGTTTCTTATAAGATCCTGCTAAAGCTGAATCAATCTTTCGTAAATCTCGTGCTGTTTTTTCAAAAAGATCTGCATTTCCATATTCAAAGGTACTTGCTTGGTGAATCATCATCATAGTATTACTAGGCATAATAATTCTGTCTCCTGCCATTGCAATTACAGATGCGGCACTAGCTGCCCAGCCATCAATATGAACTATAATTTCTGCACTATGCTGCTTTAGCTGATTACAAATTGCTACACCATCGAACGCGGAACCTCCACCCGAATTAATATGAACGTGAATTTTTTCTGCTTTAACATCTTGAATTTTTCTTCTTACTGCTTCAGCATTATTTTCACTAAACCATCCACCAATCGACCCATAAACAGTTAATTTATATTCATTTTCACCTTTAGCTTCAAAACGAATATCTCGTTTTAGATTCAAAAGCTTATTCATATTCACATGATCCATTATTTTTCACCCCCTTCAGATTCATTTAATTTTGTATAGTTCTTCGTAATATGATGGATATTTAGGTTTGGATCATCCGACTCTTCATAATCTACTTCTGAACGAATTTCATTCCCTGTAAATGCACTTGAAGAAATGAGTTTATCAATACTTGTGGCAAGATCGAATATACTTTGATAGGAAACAGCCTTAACCTCAATTTTTTGTCCCAAAAGATATTCACTCATTTCGAAGAATTTAACATTCGCTTCGTCAGATAGTTTTTTTAATAATGGTCGTACTGTGAAAAGCATATAATTTTTCGTTTGCTTTTCTACATCAGCCATTTCTCCATATATCAAAGCTATAGGAATACCGATTGCCATAGCTACTTGATTTAAGAAACCATTTGTTACTTTATTGATTTCTTCCACACTTGGGCCATTTGCAACACCATTGTATATCTCGTTATAATTAATACCTTTTTGCTGTGGAACAATAGCTATATCTTTCGAACCAATTGACTTATACATGTTATCTATAAACTCTTGTAACTTTGCTATTTGTTCCTCAGTTTTAGCACCAATCATATCCATATCAACTGTTCCGCGAACTTGATTTTTACGTTTTTGAGAGTTTAATATTCTGCCGAACAAATCCCCATAATCTGCAAATAATCCATCAATAAGTGGGGTTAATTTATCATTCCGATACTTCAAATGAATAACTTCGCTTTGTTTAAAACTTCTCTTAAACGTATAATCTTTTACCCTTACATTCGTAAAAGTATCTTCAAACACAGCGTACTCATTATGTTGAAATCCATCTGCAATAAGTAAATCACCATCATCTGCTTGTATAACTAAACACTCATTATCATAAATAAGTTTTCGAACAAACCGTTCCCAAAAGGTACTTGCGGTCATATTCTTGTTTGGTCTTACGTTTAATCGATAATAAAGCTCATCCTTCTTAAATGCTTTACCATTTCTTATTCTAAATTCAGATTGACTAATCGTCCTTCCTAAAAATGAAACACATGTATCAATTGCCAATCGTTTCATATGAAGCCTGTTTGCTGTATCAGTTATTGTGTCCAGATCCAACATGAATTCTAGTTCTTTATTTCTTTTAAATACTGAACCTAACCATCCAATGGTTATCACCCCCTTTATTAGAATTTAATATTGCCTATAACAAAATCAGTAGCTTCTTGTATCTCATCCGCCCGATAAAGAGCATGAACAAAACACTGAAACCCATCTGTTTTTCGACGAACAGGCTCTTTCTTTTCGTATATTTTATTTCCATCAGCTTTGATGACAACCAACACATTTTGCGTATACCAACGCATTAGTGGATTATCCTCAAAAACAATTTGTTTATTTGCAAATGCCATTTCAATACGTGGAGCTAATAAACTATGAATTGCTTTTGGGTTTCGTATAACTTCTATTTCAAACCCCTCCGCTACTAATAATGGCCTTATTGCTTCCATTCTAAAGTTATCAGCTATAATCTTTTTAATTCCATATTGTTCTCGCATTTCTACAAACCAATCAACAATGTGTTGAGGATTAATAGTTGGTTCGTCCACAACCGTTAGTAAACCTTGCTCTTCCCATTCTTTTATTGGAGCAAATTTTTGTTTTTTAAACTCACCCGCTTTTTTAGAATATCCATAATAGATATCAACAAATTCTTTTCGAACAAAGGAATGAGTTTTAAAAATGTACTCCCCATTTTGTCTAAATAAAAGACCACATGCTGCAAAGTCTCGAATACTTGCAAAGTCTAATGCCCCTATACATTCTTGAGCATATAAATCAGGAAATGGACGATTTGTAGCAAGAATTTCTGACCATTTCGCAACAGATCGCTCCAAGTTTGTAACCGGCAAGTTCATTCGTTTTGTCATGAACTCTTCTCGGTTGCTTGGATCATCCTCTAAATCCTCGTATTCTTCTTTTATCGTTTCAAGTAATCCCTCAGCATACTCACTTAAAGGATAAGATAACATTGGATTCGCCATTTCCCAATTATCGATATCATCGACTTCTTTTTCATCATTTAATTTACAAATGAACGGAAAGATAGCATTTGGACGGGCTTCACCATTTAAAACTTTCATTGCTTTTTCTTTTTGCTTATCTAGAAATCCGTCTCGTACATACCCGTCTGTACCAATGTAAAATTCGCGTGGGTTTTTCTTTTTCCCTAAACCACTAATGTGGACTCTAACATCTTTATTGCTTTCATATTGATGTATTTCATCAAATACAACCGCGCCATCACGCAAACCATCTTTTGTATCTCCATTAGACGTTCTAAACTTCAATATACTTCCTGTTGCTTTAGAGACAGTTTGGGTTAATGTAGTTTTAAATGCTCGTTGCAATATTTCATTTCGTTTGACGCATTTATGAACTTCATCTGGACTGGTTTTCGCCTGCTCTTCACTGTTTGCAACAACGGAAATGTTATACTCCGTGATACCATGCATTTCACTAATTAAAAAATGAATGATGACTGATATTAATCCGTTTTTACCGCCACCACGTCCTAGCATCCACAAGAATTTACGATAAAATACACGCCCGTTTTTCTTATAAAACAAAAAAACGAATGCTATTAAGAATTTCTGAAATGCTTGCAACGGAAAGTACCATTTCTCTCCAAAACGGATACACTTCTCAATCATTTCATCATCAAAATACAAATCGTCTCTGTTCAAAACATATTTTTCTAGATAGTCAATTAACAGTTCTCTTTCTTTGTTGAACTTTATTTTCCCACTCCTATAAAGCTCAATATATTCATCTACATACTTTTGCCTGATCATATTAAATCACTTGGACTGTATCCCGTATTAGAAGCACCAACTTTAGGAACGAATTTTATATCTCTTCCTAAAGCAATTAAAGAACTGTTAATTTTATTCCTCTCACTTATAAGAGGGTGGGCTTTAACAAAAACTTGAGAACCATTTTTTACTGTTACAGATTCGCCTTCTTTATTAATGGTTTTATTTATTTTTCTAAATGCTTTGACCAGATCAATATATCTTTCTACTTTTTCAACTTCAACTAAATCTGTGATATCAATACTATTCATGAGCTGTTCTTTTAACCTCACAATACTAACAGCCATCTACCCACCCCCCCTTACGTGCGTAAAATCGAAAAAAACCTGACAGTTAACCCCCTCCTCCGGTGCCCCTAAGACGAATTTTTGTTGAAATATTTTAAGGGGGGTATTTTTGTTTTATTTTCACCACTTCTCATCATGTTCCCATTTATTTTGTTTCTTTTTGAATGTTCTATCGTGTTCTTTATTATGGCAATCCACACAGACTGTTTCTAAATTATCTATTTCTAATGCAAGTTCCGGATGATGTTCTAGTTCTTTTATATGATGGACAACGAGTTGTATCTTCTTGCGCTTTGCACTCTCACTATACTCATTAGTATCTGTTTGAACGCGACCGTTGCGCTTGCATTCCTGACACTCACTATTGTCTCTCTTCTTTACTTGCTCACGTATACTCTTCCACTCGCCACTGTCATAGAATTTACGCTTCTGTTGTTTGGTTTTGTATTCTTTATTCACAACAACCACCAGCATATAATTGTCGTTCAGCTTCTTGTAATCTCAAAATGCCTTGAACCGATTCTACATTACAGTTATTAATTAATAAGCAATACTTCTTTACCTTGGTTAAATCATATTGCACACGATATACATCTTCACTTGTATCAGCGATTTGCACATCTTCTTTTAACTTTAATACTTCAATTAGTTCCTTTGTAGAAAACTTATATAGAACCTCTACCACATCTTTATGTACAACTTTTTCTACAAGCATTCCATTCACCTATCCTCACTCCTTACCCTTAATGTGTTCCGCCTGTCTTTACCAAACGATCCTTATTACCTTTACCTCTTTCCAACAAATCTTTTATTGGTGTTTGAATGAGATATTCCATCGAATAAAGCATGTGCTTATCTCCATACAGTTTGTAATACTTGAATCGATTAACATCAATACCAGCCTTCTTATACGCTTTCTCATGCGGCTTAAGATATTTAATGTATGCTTTCTTATCAATAGGTATAAGACCGAGTGCAGCAATCTTACCGTTTAAAACGCTGTCCATCATTCATCCTCCCTAATCTTCATCCTCTATCCAGTCAACACTATGAAAATCATTTAAATAATCAATATGCTTAAGTAGTTTAAATGCTTCATAGCTAATCTCCGCAGCGTACCAACCATGAGGTTCATCATACTCTGTCAGATAATACTTGCCATTATGCTCTCTAACTACTTTCATTTCATCCTCCTCCAAAATAAAAAGCACCCATTAATATGGGTACTTTAATTTAGTGAACGTTAGTTTTATAGCTCCAAATACTGCAATTCCAACCAAACAAAAAATAACCGGTTGCTTGAGCAATATCGCCAATGCATTTAATAACATATCGATTTTTGACATGCAATCACCTCCTGTTTCCTATCATACAATAAGAGGTGTTACAAATATCTTTAAATTAAATTATAAAAATATTAAAATTCCATTACAATTATTTACATATAAAAAGCACTCCATAAGGAATGCTTATATTTGCTCATTTAAATGAACGTGTATATCTAGTATCAAATTATAAAAGTTACTTTCCCAAGCATCATTGGTATCTTTTTTATTCGACAGCTTAATCGGTTCTTCATTCAATATGTGTATTAGCAATTCAACATTTCCACTTTTTTTATTTATATTTAATAGGTCTAACTTTCTCAAGCTTTTTGTAGATAAAGTGCGAATATTTACATTGTAAAAACTATCTATATCACAAATTTTGATAGCATTTTTGGAGAAGAAGAAGAATTCAATACCTTTTCTTTCTATCCACAAATTCTTTGGATAAAATAAATATTCTTCCCCTAAGTTTTCTATAATATTATTTTCATCCAAGGTTCTGATTAATGCTTCAACCCTATTATAATAGAGGGACGAATGACTTTTCCCTTGAACTTCGTGCCGTAATTCCGAAAATGTAATAATTTTAATCCTCTCCTTTACAATCAGATTATTATACATAATCCGCTATTACTTTTAAAAATTCGACAAAAAAGAGCAATTCCCTCTATTTTACATAATAAAAGAGCAACCATTCATCAGTTGCCCTTTTATCAATTCTTTATGTTATTACTATAAATACGGTAAATGAAGTTTTATTCTTCTTCCAATCACCCAATGTCGCTACACTCTTCTGCTCAAACAATATTAAGTAACTGGAAGAAGAGCAAAAGCTCTCCTTAATAACGGTATCATTCAACCACTACCATCTGCTGGTTTCGGATTTTATGTGCCGTCATTACGAACCGTTTAGAATTGTTGAAACAACATAGCGAGTTGTGTTTTCCGCCACTTCCCACAATACAAATATAACACATTAATTCCAAAACAACCGGCACATTTCCTGCCAAAAAGCGGTCACGACTCTGCCAACTTTTTTATATTTCGAATTTTTTAACCTCATCTGTTAATTCCACTGGTACACCGAAGATACTTTTTTTCATTTCCGTCATCTTCTTTTTAATAATCCATTCTGGATAATTCAATTCTTCTAAAATATTTCTAAAATATCTTGGATTTAGCTTTAATATATTAGGATTCTTTCCAGTATTCCTTTTATATTTAATTATTACTTCTAATAGTTCTTCATTTAACATGAACCACAATTACCTCCCCCTTACATTTTATATTTATGTATATACACCATGCAATTCTTTGATACTGCCACTTACCCATATCTTATATTGTGTGTAACTGCCCCTCTTGCTGAATCCCTTGGTATCATTGATTTCATTTTACTTTCTCTTTTGAGTTACACAGTACGAAAATTATGAGTAACTGTATAGGGATACCACCAGTATTTTGCAAAATAACCTACGCTATGCTGAAAAATAAAATAAGCTGCCCATGTGGACAGCTTATTTACATAATTATCGTTATCAGAAGTAAAATTTAACTCGAAAATAGCTAATTTTATCAGTTGTTGAATGTCTGAAAAAAATCAAACTAATGATATTGTCGAGATCCTTTGGCAACTTCTTGCTGTGATGACTATCATAGTGACTTTTTCTCCAACAACCACTATTAGTGGCTAATTACCATAAGGACTTATTTTTGAAATTTGCTATTTTTTAGAAAGTATGTTAAATTAATAAAGACCTATTTTTGTTCGGTTTGAGATTAAGAATAAATTTTGTTTTTCGTCTAAGGTATTTGAGCAAGGGTAGTAACATATGTGTGGGTATCCACACTAGGAGGCAATAATTATGGAACAAGGTAAAGTAAAATGGTTTAATGCAGACAAAGGTTTTGGATTCATCGAGCGTGCAGATGGAGAAGACGTATTCGTACATTTCTCAGCTATCCAAATCGACGGTTACAAATCTTTAGACGAAGGACAAAGTGTAACGTTTGAAGTAGAACAAGGACAACGTGGCCTACAAGCTACTAATGTTCAAAAAGCTTAATATTAGCTGATGAAAGACTCTCTTGTAGAGTCTTTTTTTTATTTTGTTACAATATTCCGAATACAACTTTTTTAAGGGGATTTGGGGTGCTTAACTTTTAATGAAAAAGAAATAAGCAATGATTAGATTTTAAACCTAGTCATTGCTTTATCCATTGCATCTTGGTTTACACCTATATAACGTAACGTGACCTTCTCTGAAGAGTGATTGAATATCTCCATGAGTAACGCTATGTTTTTCGTTTGCATGTACATGTGATACCCGTATGTTTTTCTTAACGTATGTGTTCCTATTTCCTCTAACCCAAACTCTGCCGCTGCCCCGCTTAATATCTTATATGCCATGCTACGACCAATCGGACGATTCTTACCTTGTCTACTTTGTAATAGATATTCATTATCTTCTCGATCTTCAATAAACCACTTCAATTCTCGTTTTAGTGCTGCAGTAATTTGTATTCGTTTCTGTTTCCCTGTTTTCTTTTCCCTCATAGATATATGACTACCTTTGACATCCCCTATTTTTAATTTCAAAATATCGGAGATTCTGAGACCTGTATTAATGCCTATAATGAAGAGAATGTAATTACGTAAGCTCTTTTCCTTAAAATACTCTTTTAGCTGCTGTATTTGCTCTGCATCACGTATTGGTTGAACAAAATTCATTATTCATTACCTCCAGTTTCTTCTACCTCATATACTTCTAATCTAAGAGCAAAAGCTAATTTATAAAAAGCATTAGATTTATTTCGTCTATACGTACGCTCACTCATACCAATTTCGTTATAAACCATGTAATCAAAGACTTCTTCATCTTCTAAATATCTTTTTACAATAATATCCCTTTGGTTTTTACTAAAACGACTTAATGCCTTATCAATTTGAAAAGACAAACGTTGTAATTTCACTTCTCTTTCACTCATAGCAACATTTGCTAAAGCGACATCTTCAGCTGGTTTTCCCACTATATTTGTTGGACCGTGATATCTTACTTCGCTAGATGCTGTAACCTTCATCTCATTTCTAATCATCCCAAATTGTCTATAAATACGAACATTTTCAAGAACCATTTCTAAACGAACCTGAGTTGCTTTGCGGTCAATTTCAGGCAAAAAAGTTAATTGCATCATATTTAATAACACTCCTTATCTGTTTTATTAATAAAAAACAAAAAACGGACATCAAACTATAAGAGNNCTCTTATAGTTTGATGTCCGCTGGTTCTTCCAGTAGGACTAAACGTTTAATTGTAATTATTATATCATTTTCTTTAACAAAATTAATCTGAAATTCCATAAAATACGGATTACAACCAATCCCTAGGTTCTATATGTATTCCGTTTTATAAAATACGAAACTGAGCAAACTATTGCGAAACATAAATGAGGTAAGAATTCATTTAACACATTCACTTCAAAAATTTCGGGTATTCCAACTAAAATACTCATCATTAGCCAAATTACTGCTAATCCAATAAATATATAAAGTGTAAGAGAAAGTATATAGTGTAATTTAGCAGGTAAAACAATATATTTATATACTAATTCTCCAACTATACAACCAAATAAAACAAAAGGAACACCTATTATAATTAAGAAGGATATTAAATTAAACATATTCTCCCAACTGTAGTCACCAGAATATACTACTAATAAAAAATTTAAAACTATAAGACTTAATAAAGAAAATAAAAAAGATAATATAAATTCTTTCATACTTCCCTCCTACTTTGTATAGATTTAACATAGACTTCAAAAATGAACTAAAAGAATCCTTCCTTATTTCACTCTAAAAAATATAAAAGTCAACTTNNAAGTTGACTTTTATATTTTTAATTAACAATACATCTTTTCATAATCTACTTACGAGCCAGCAAAAAGTGGCGGAGTAACAGTCACAAATTCTGCAGTTGATATACCTGAAAGTGCCCAAAATTTCCAAAAACCATGTAGCTCAGATCGATGTAGGATCTCTGGATTATATACAGGCCTTCCACTATATAATCCTCTATAAAACTCATGGTTCGGTGCTCTATCATGAAAACCTGCTGTTGCTCCACTTCCATTCCTATTTACAATGACATATGCATATGCATCTATATCCGGTGCACCCGAAACTAATGGATTTGCAGATGCTGTTTTCATTGAAAATTTCGCTTGATAAGGTGTTGCTGAATCTATTTTCACATTCAAATCATTTTCTGCATTCGCTTTACCATTTACAGGTGTGCCATCTTTTAAATACCCTGTTGTCAATCCAGTGCTCTTAGTTATATTAAATTTTGCTGGACTATTATCTACCCAACCCATTGACCAGGTTACTCTAACATCTAAACGAGTTCTAAATCTGTCTGAGAAATAGTCAAATCCTCTACCATCTCCCTCAAAGGATTCAAGACTAGCAAACCATTTTATAGGACTCGACTCTCTGCTAGTAGGAATAAATGTCTGATATCTATATATAAATCCTTGTTGAGATGGAGCACTCGCTTGAGATTTCGAAATAGCTTGTGCTGCCTTTCCTGTTGATGACCAGTCATCTACATATGTAGCTAAATTCTTTTCTTCACACCCTAATTCTGCTATCTGTTCAGTAGTAGGATTAAGTCCTGATCCTTTTAAAACGTTTACTTTTTCTTCAACATTACTTGAAGGAACTTGCTTAGTTGATTTAATATCATAATATTTTCTGTATGGATCATCTGCTGTGGATGCATAACTGACATTAGCCTTTTGAACAATTGAGCTCTTCCTATCTACAAATTCAGTTTTATTTGTAACCGCAACATATTTACCATCTCTATATACTTCATAAGAATTATCATCCGTCGGAACATTTCCCCACATTACTTTAACCATATCAGCTGATTCAACGGTATTAATATAAGCATCAGTCATTGGATACACAACTTTATTTATATTTGTTGCAGAACTAGCCAGGTTACTATTTGATGGGCTTAATAATGCTTTTTTATATTCTGCCTTCTGATTCTCTCCTCGTAACGTAAATGCATTGATTTTATTTTCACTCAAAGTACCATCATTACTGTCATAAGAAACCAATTTTAGTGTATATGCATTAGATGGTTCTAGATTAGCAAGAGTATATTTCGTTCCTACTCCATTCCAAACTTCCTCCCATTGTTCCTCATTGCTTAACTTATATAATTTATACTTTGCTACTTTTTCTCTCTTGTTCCAAGATAAATCTATTGAATTTGAAAAACTTACTACATTCACATTATCGCTATTAGCGTTGAACTGGTTTTCATTATCATTTAGTGCAGCTGGAGAAATAGATGCACGCTGAACATTTCGGTTAAGCTTTTTACATACTTTTTCTCCAGTAAGATTAACCCACTTATCACCTTCATATGTAACTATCTTCCACCAATCATCTTGACGTTTTTCTTTTACAAGAAGGGATTTTTGGGGTCCAAAATGCTCTTTTGCAGATGCAAAAGAGGGTTCTTTATATGCATAGAAACTTTGATCTACCTTAATTGCTTCTGCATTTGGATAAATCCATTTATCTCCCTCATTGGTTTG